ATACCCCTTAGTAACTTAGGACATTATAGTCTAAAGTGCCATAAATCGTATCATTTAGGATAAATGCGTCTATGACTGGCTCTAATGTCGTGAACGTAGTGCGCCAACTATTCGGTGATATATTCATGCGTACACCGAAAATCTGTAATGTTTTCTCTAGGGTAGATCCGCCTGGCTGTGTAGTAATAACCTGTATTGGATCAAAGAAATCTAGGTCTAGGGCTGCAATAATGCCGCTGTTGTAATTGTCTGTGTAAAGGTCAAGCACTATAGAATCTACTCGAATGTTTGTCTCAGCTCTACTAGCCACGTAAGCCTGTGCGTAATCAAGTGCAACTGGGTCTGTCTGCATAAGTAGGTTGTCTAAGAAGTAGCTGTGTAAAAAATACTTGTCTATGCTGTCTTGATTTGTTGCTACCTGTGCTGTGCCACCTGCCCTAGTAATAGTGGCTTTGTTAAATATAAGCACATCGTTAAGAATCCAACTAGCATCAAAGTAATCTATACCTGTGCCGTTATCTGCAAAAACTGTGGGTGTGCCGCCAATAGATCCAGCGGTTACATTCCTATCTTGAAATACAAAATTATTATCTGCATCTACATAGATCGCGCCGTACTCGCTTTCGCTAGCAGTGAATAAAGCTTGCAGTGCTGTGCGGTTAGTGCCTGGATCTGTTTGTAAAGTAGTAAGCCCTGCATCTATGTCGCGCTGTGATGCCGGCCAACTGATTTGATCTAGTATTTGATTTATGCGTGTGCCTGATAAGTCACCTGCAGTAGCACCTGTAACTGTGCTGATCTGGGCTACCTGCGCTAATCTAAATGCATCTACAGCTTGTATAGTCGTAATGGCTACATCTTCGCCAGACTCACCTGGGTAAGTAGTTACGTAGCTTGTAATAAATCCGCTGAAGATAGGATATGTTACTGATGAGTAGGTTGCAGTAATCTGCACTTTTTTCATAGGTGTTAATAAATTGTAATAAGGGCCAGTAACATTCTGTGGGTTAAAGTCGCCATTCTGATCTGTTATGCGTAATGTAAGTGCGCCTGTTTGAAATTGATCGGATAGGGCAGTACGGCCTCGATTAGTTTCTATGCGGTTAACTTGATTAGATACATCTACAATTACAGCTGCTGCATCGGCTAATATGTTTGTATCTAGTATGCCTGTATCTAATATCATAGCCTGAGCAAACGATGGCCCAGTGCTAAAGTTGATTACTGCATTTATTACTGGTATTGGCATTATGGTAATTGGCCTGCGCCTGTAGTGCTATATCCACTACGGCCAGCGACTTGAATGCTTTCGGCTACTAGCTGGGCAAACTTATCACCAGATGGTGAGTCAATTCTTACGTTTACATCTAGTGATCTATTGCCAGATTCCCTAGCTCTTTCTGTTGCTATTTGAGATACGTTCATACCAGCATAGGAAGATGATCCGACTAACTGTGTTGCTAAATCTTGAAAATAACCAGCTGGCTGTGATGGTAAGCCAGGTGCGCTCACAGTTGGTGCAGCTGAAGTTGGAGTACCAAATTGCTTGTTAATAGTTTCTATTTGTGCATTGATTCTATTTATTAAAGATCTAACTTGCACTAAAGCAAACTCTGTGAGACTTTTACCAGCTGCTGCGGCTTCTGCTGCTAACTTCTTTAGTGCATCTGCTGCTTCTAACTCAGCCAGATACTTCTTAGCCAAAGCCTCGTTATTATCTAGTATTGCTAACTGTGCCTTTAAGCGTAACTTAGTCTCTTCATCGGTTGCGCTATTTAGAGCTGCGTTTATACCTATGCGCTCTAGGTCAAACTTCTTTTTTAATTCTTCTACGTTCTTATTTTCTAAAGCATTCTTCTTTGTAATAATACTAAACTCTTCTTTACGTGCTTTAGTTACCTGCATACTTGCAATTAAATCAGCCCTTGATTTAGCCGGTGATAATCTAGGTGCATTTATATCTGACTTACGCATAAACTTGCCACCGACTTTAACGCTAGCATTAGGGTTTAGTAGTCCTATTACATCGCCAACAGTCCTAAATGCGTTGCCTATCTTCTCAGCTGCATTAACCATCTTTACTGTAAATGTATCTATGTCGTTACTGCCAGATAATGCTGCTATGGCATCTAGTAAGCCCTTGCCTATTGCCTCTTTAGATTCATCTACGGCTACAGTTAATTTAGCCATACTGCCTGCATAGCCTTCTACAGCTGCTGCGGCTTGACCTGCAAAGTTAACGTTAAGTGTGCGCTGTACTTCTAAAAATGATGCTGACTTTAATTGTGCTTTGCTTAGTCCTACGCCTAACCTGCCTAGTGCTGCGTTATCGCCTAAGTATGCTTTAGATAGGCTTGTAGATACAGCTGTTAGATCCTTGCCAGTGCCTGCTGATACGTTTAGTGCAGTCTCAAATAAACTTTGTGCCTTAGCAACATCCTTAGTTACGATCAGCAAACGCTGGAAGCCTGGAATCAAACTTTCATCCACAATGCCAAATTGCAAAGATAGATTTTTTAAGTAAGTCTCTATGCCTGGCTGCTCAAACTCTAAGCCTAAGTTGCTAACTGTGGTGCGTAGTTTAGCGGCTGCTTTCTCTGATTCTATAAAGGCGTTTACAGCAGATCTTGCGAATGCAGCAACACCTATAGCTGCAAAAGTTTTGCCTAATTTTTTAATTTGTTTATCAAATGCAGATACTTCTTTAGCACCCTTTTTAAGTCCTTTGTTATCAAAGGTGCTGACCGCTGAGACTACTATATTAGCCATTACGCGGCCTTTCTAATTTCTGTGTCTTTAATAAACTTCTTTGCTACAGTGTCTATGGCGTTTACTACTACAGGTATAACGCGATCTCTAGTCTCAAACCAAGCGCGATAAACTAAACGGCCACGTTGTTGCCCTGTGCCTTTCATGCTACCTAGCATTTCTGCTGCTGAATTAAATTGCACGGCTGCTTGCGGATTGTTGCTCTGCATATCTTGTGGCCTATTTTTGCGACCTGCCCACTCGAAGATTGCGCCAGGTGCTGATTTGTTGGCTACGTAGAATGCAGCACTAAATCCTTTTTGATTGCGCTGATTTTTGCCTGCGCTATAAATAATGTTATCTTTAGCCAATGCATAATCGTATGCTGGAAAAGCCCTGTAATTTATAGTTGCACTTGACGCAGTGCCTTTACCCCAACCGCTTAATACATCGCTTTGTGCTGGCAAATAACTTCTAGCTTTGTCGCGTGTAATTAACATGGCTTGCTTTATGTTTTTGAGCATCTCTTTGTTTAGGTCTTTATCTACATCGCGCATAGCCTTCTGGAGTTGCTTAACGCCGTTTACGACTACTGGCATTTTTAATCTCCTTAGCTCTATCGCTTAACACCTGCACAATAGCCCTTAGCATTTCGGAATCCATGTTAATGAATTCACTAGGCGCAATTCCAAGTTCAACGCTAAGACTTGCTATAGCGTAAAGCGTGGAATCACGCCGTACTATTTTTTTTCTTCGTCTAATACCTCGACAGTTTCTAGGCTGTCAATAAACTCAATACCAAATATAGGTACAGTTACGTTAGCCCTACGTAAGCACTCATGCGCCAAGTAATAAATCTCGGTCTGCCGTTCGTGATCACGTAGGACTTTACTAATTCCTGCGCCATATTTTAATTCAAAAGCGTACTCGACACCTGGTGTTATCTTATGCTCAGATACTTCACCATTAGCCCTTGTTATCTTTAGCTTTGCCATTACTACTCCTTAAGGTGTTGTATCTACTACGATAACACTCTGGCAAGTAAATGTAATTGACTGTGTGCTTATGTCGCCTACTGCGCCATTTACATCTTGAGTATTGTTGACCAAAATCGTAGTTTGAAATTCTGGGTTGGTTGCGCTAACTACTGCAGAAGTCTGCTTTAGTGTTAGTGGCACTGTAGTACCCCATGCAGCCTGCAGTGTTGCATTAACGTTGCTTGCAGCTGTGTCATTTAAGAAGTCAATAGTGATAGTGCTAGCCTCTAGGCCCTTTGCAAACTTATGTGCAGTATCGCCCATAGCTGTTACTTCTAATTCATCAAATGAGCGGTTAATTGTTACAGCTGTTACGTGATTGCTTAGATCCACGCTATTCAGAGTAACAACAACGCCGTTGCTTAAATAGATTGCCATTATTCGTTGTCCTCATCTTTTCTAGCCGCTGGTTTTTTAACCGCTGCTGGCTTGTCGGTAATCTGGCCTATCTTGACCAGAAAGTCATATTCTTCTTCTGTAAATCCTTTGTAACTCATGTTAACTCCATTCCGTTAAAATTGATACGGTTATCTCAGATACAAGCAAGTCGCCACTAGCTGCGTTGACTATAGCAGGTGCTGAAATAGTAGATATGTTTAGTACTAAAGATGATGTGTTAAGTTTAGTTACTACTGCTAATATAAAGTTTTCCATGCCTGCTAAGTTGCCTTGATTGTCAAATGCTGGCGTAGTCATGAGAATCTTAAAATTTGCTAATGGTGCAATAGTTATGTAGTCATTATTGCTAGGTGTTAGGTAAGGATCACCAGGTGTAACTACTACGCTGTTAGCCAGTAGCGTTGCCGGTGGAAAACTAAAGGTTGACCACACGCCTGCGTTTGCTAAGTCTGTTGCAAGTGTGCTGCGTAGTGTGGTTATTGCAGCTGGCATTAGCCGACCAGTGAGTTAGGACTAGAATACGGTTGGATGAGACCACGCACTCTGTTAATCAGCTGATAACCCATCCGATATGGGCTTGCAGTGATCCCATCCATACCTACCCCACCAGTCTGGCTAACTTGACGGCTTTGCCAGATGTCAACAGCTACGATCATCGCAGCCTCTCGTATGGCAGGGGTCGCAGTGTAAGCCTGTGTTTTTTGATCTGGGCCTAATGCCCTGCCGTATGGTTTGATAAAGTGAAATGGATCATCGCTAGCTGTTTTTGCGTATTGAATAATAGAATAACCTGTAGGGTAATTGCTAAATTGTAATTGTGTAAATAATGCTGTGCCGATAGTTGCAGGCACTGTTGAGCCAGGGAATGCGCCAGTTAATGTGTATGAGCCGTTATAGGTAGCACCACTATTAGACACTGTAATACTCTGACCTACTACAAATATGCCAGGATTGGCCAACACTAAAGATGCGGTGTTGTTGCTAATTGATGAGCCGATTACTGGTGCATCATTATGCCAAAGGTAAGGTGTTATTAAATCTTCTGCTGCTTGACAGCATTCTTCCACTGTAGCACTGCTGTATAAAGTGCCAATACCTAAGTTACTTCGTAACTCGGCTTCTGTAACCATTACGGCTGCCATAGTGTCCTCTCTTAAA